TACTAACACAGAGTTAGGTGCTAAGTCATGTGGTTTAGTATTCCAGAAAGAAGCTGCTGGAGTTGTTGAGGCAATTGGACCACAAGTTCAAGTAACAAATGGGGATGTGTCTGTAATCTATCAAGGTGATGTGATCTTAGGTCGCATGGCTATGGGTGCAGATTACCTAAACCCAGCTGCTGCTGTTGAATTGTACGTTGGTGCTTCTGCTCCTTCTGCATTCTAATTTATACATTTATCGGGGACCTTCGGGTCCCTTTTTTTTTATCTATGGCTACCACAACAATACAACCCGATACCGAACTATCCGCAGTTAACTCAATCTTGGGTAGCATAGGTCAATCACCCTTGACTACGCTCAACTACAACAACCCAGAAACAGCATTTGTTTATAACTTATTAGTCGAAGCAAATAAAGATGTACAGGGTGAAGGATGGCATTTTAATACTGAGGATCACATACTTGTTACCCCTGATTCAACAACAAAATATATAGAAGTCCCTAGTAACTATCTACGTTATGACATACATGATGCTCATATAGATAAGTCTAGAGATCTAGTAAAAAGAAATGGAAGACTATACGACAAAGTAAATCATACAGATCAATTTGAAGATGATCTTTATTTAGATGTTGTCACTCTTTATCCATTTGAAGACGTACCACCAATATTTCAGAGATACATAATTTCCAAAGCTGCTGTTCGTGCAGCTACACAGCTTGTTGCCAATAGAGAATTGGCTGCACTTTTACAAGTACAGGAGCAAGCTGCTAGGGCAAATGTTCTCGAATATGAATGTAATCAAGGTGATCACTCCTTTATGGGCTGGCCGCATGAGACATCATATAGACCTTATCAACCTTACAGAGCACTACAAAGATAATGGCAAGTGTTACTCAAACAATACCTACACTGACTGGAGGTTTATCTCAACAGCCAGATGAACTCAAGATTCCTGGACAAGTTAGTGTCGCAAATAATGTAATCCCTGACGTAACACATGGTTTATTAAAGCGTCCAGGAGGTAGATTAGTTGCGTCTCTTAGTGATAACGGAACCGCAGCTTTAAATTCACAGACTAACGGTAAATGGTTTTCTTATTACCGTGATGAAACAGAAAGTTATGTAGGACAGATCTCTAGATCAGGCGATATAAATATGTGGAGATGTAGTGATGGTGCAGCAATGACTGTCAACTATGACTCTGGAACTGCTACTGCATTAACTAACTATTTAACTCACACCGATGACGAAGATATACAGACATTAACTCTTAACGATTTTACCTTCATAACTAACCGGACAAAGACAGTATCAATGTCTACAACTGTAGAACCTGTTAGACCTCCTGAAGTGTTTATTGATTTAAGAGCTACAGCTTATGCAAGACAATATGCAGTCAATCTATTTGATAATACTAATACAACTGCTGTTTCAACAGCTACAAGAATTAGTGTTGACTTAGTTAAATCCAGTAATAATTATTGTCATACTGATGGTTCACTTCGCAACCGGTCACAGAGAACAACTGATAATACGAGATGTGATGACTCAGCTGGAGATGGTAGAGATGCATATGCACCAAACGTAGGGACTAGAATATTTGATATTGATGATGGAGTTAGTCTCACAGATGAAGCTTTATCGGGAAATCATACATACACAATTGATGTAAAAGATTCCAGTAATAATTCAGTTAATAGAGGAACAAACCTATATTTCAGAATTAGAACTATTGGACAATCAGTTCCTTTTACAACTGGTTCTGGAGAAAGTCAAACAACAACATATCAAGCTCGTTATACAACGACCTTTGATCTTTTATATGGAGGTACAGGTTGGCAACAAGGAGATTACTTCTACGTTTGGATGCGAGATGCCTATTACAAAGTAACTGTTGAAGCAATTAGTACTTCAAATATACAAGCAAACTTAGGATTAATTAGACCTAATCCAACTCCCTTTGATACAGAAACAGCAGTAACAGCTGAATCAATTATTGGTGATATTCGTACAGCTATTATTGGAACTGGTAATTTTACATCTGCTAATGTTCAACAGATTGGAAATGGTTTATATATAACCAGATCTTCTGGAACATTCAATGCTACTGCTCCCTCAAGCGATCTTTTAAAGGTTATGTCTAGTGAGGTAAAGAATGTAGATGATCTACCTTCTCAATGCAAGCATGGATATGTTGTAAAAGTTGCTAATAGTGAGGCTGATGCTGACGATTACTACGTTAAATTCTTTGGACATAACGACAGAGATGGAGACGGAGTATGGGAAGAATGTGCAAAACCTGGCAGAAATATAGAGTTTGATAAAGGCACTATGCCTATTCAATTAGTTAGACAAGCTAACGGTACATTTACTTTGTCACAAGCTACTTGGGAAAATGCTGAGGTTGGTGATGATTTGACTAACCCTAACCCTTCATTTGTAGATAATAAAATTAATCAATTAGTTTTCTTTAGAAACAGATTAGTTTTCTTAAGTGATGAAAACGTAATCATGTCAAGACCTGGCGAGTTCTTTAACTTTTGGTCTAAGACTGCTACCACCTTTACACCTCTAGATGTTATAGATCTTTCTTGTAGTTCTGAATATCCAGCAATTGTTTATGACGGTATTCAAGTTAATGCTGGCTTATTATTATTTACTAAAAATCAGCAATTTATGTTGACTACAGACAGTGATATTTTAAGTCCTGAAACTGCAAAATTAAATGCAGTATCGTCTTATAACTTTAATGAAAAAACTAATCCTGTTTCGTTAGGAACTACAGTTGCTTTTCTTGATAATGCAAATCAATTCACTAGATTCTTTGAAATGTCTAATGTTGTTAGGCAAGGTGAACCTGATGTACTTGATCAAAGTAAAGTTATCTCAAGACTATTAGCTAAAGATATAAGTATAGTTTCAGTATCTAGAGAAAACTCAGTCGTATTTTTTAGTCAAAAAAATTCTGATACGATTTATTGTTTTAGATATTTCACTTCTGGAGATACTAGATTATTACAAGCTTGGACTACATGGACAGTAACAGGCAATATTCAATATCACTGCATGTTAGATGATGCTTTAGTTGTTATTACTCGAAATAATAATAAAGATCAAATGATTAAATATTCTCTAAAGTTAGATGATGATGGTCATTTTGTAACTGATACTAAAGATACTGCCAGCACTGATGATGATGTTATTTATAGAGTGCATCTTGATCATTCAAAATCAGTCACAGCTGCTGCTAATACCTACAACGCTACAACTATAAAAACAACAATACCTAAACCTAATGGATTTGAAAGTACCAAACAATTAGTTGCTTATGATACTGATGCTGGAAATGATTTAGGTAGATATGCATTAATAACAGTTAATGGTTCTAATTTAGAAATAGCTGGAGATTGGTCTAATAATACTTTTGTTATAGGTTATTTATTTGAGATGGATGTACAGATTCCAACTTTATATACAACACAAAAAGTAGGAGATAAATACAGATCTGATAACAAAGCATCTTTAGTTATTCACAGAATTAAATTCAGCTTTGGACCTCTTGGAGTTTATTCAACAACAATACAAAGAGGAGGAAAACCTGATTTCACTGAAACAAAAGAATTAGGATTAGCTGGCTTTGTAGGTGCTAATAGATTACCTATAGTTTCAGAAGTAGTAGAGACAGTTCCTTGTTATGAGAGAAATACAAACTTAAAAGTAAACGTTAAATCAGAACATCCAGCACCAGCCACACTGTATTCATTGGCATGGGAAGGAGATTATACAAATAGATTTTATAGACGTGTCTAAATTTATTCACCCAATAACATTGGAGGCTGCATTGGCTGTAGCTTCCAATCTTTTACCAGATGACCGAAGAGAAGTAGAAGAGGGTCATGGACATGATCCTGTCGTGGCATTACCCGCGTGTGCCGAATATGGTGACACCGTGTATTTCACAGTTCCCAACGGTGAGTTAGCCGGAGTAGCAGGGGTAGAGGAAGATGGCAGAATCTGGATGCTATGTACACCCGCTATTCATAAGTACCCACTAACTTTTG